AATGGCGTTTGGATTTTCAGATAAGTTAACCCAAGAAATTTTATTTAGATTTTGTTCTAATAAATGAATGGCCTTTGGATTTCGAGATAGGGCAGGCCAATGAATTTTCACTGGATGTTGTTTTAACAATCGCAAAGCATTTTTATTTTCAGATAGGTGAACCCAATCAATATCATCCAAATTTTGTTCGAGCAAACAAATTGCGTTTGGATTGTAAGATAATTCAAACCAATCAATTTCATCTACATGTTGTTCTAGTAAATAAATTGCATTTGGATTTAAAGATAGATTTGACCAATTAATTTTGTCCTTATTAAACCATTCAACTAATTTTACTTTATTATAGTTCATTATTGTTATTGTTTATGATAATAAACACAAAGCATTTCATTTTTTTTAACTTTAATATATATATAATAATCATATAAATACAATTATACATATTATATATATATTCTGTATAGAATGAAAATATTATCAATTGATGTAGGTATAAAAAATTTAGCATATTGTCTTTTTAATAAATCAGAAATAAATGATGAATTGAATATAATAAAATGGGATATTGTGGATATTTCAGAAGAAGAAGAAATAATAATTTGCAGTTCGGATGAATGTAATAAACCTGCAAAATTTAAAAAAAAAGAAACTTGTTTTTGTTTAAAACATTCTAAAAAACAATCATTTAAAATACCTACTTCTCAACAAAAAGCGTCATATATTAACAAACAAAAAATAAAAACATTATACGAAATGGCTGAAAAAATGGATATTAAATATGACCCAAAAATAAAAAAACTTGATTTAAGTAATTTAATAAAAAATTACATAAATGCAAACTATTTTGATGTAATTGAAAGCAAAAAGGCAGCAGAAGTAAATTTATATAATATTGGTTTAAATATTAAAACTAAATTTAATAAATTGTTTGAAAATGAAGAAAAAATAGAATATGTTATAATAGAAAATCAAATTAGTACAATCGCAACCAGAATGAAGACGATTCAAGGAATGATTGTTCAATATTTTATAATGGCAAACATTAAGGTAGATAATATTGAATTTATATCTGCTTCAAATAAATTAAAAGATTGTGATGCAAAAGACAAAGCGACTTATGCTGATAGAAAAAAATTAGGTATTATAAAATGTTTAGAATTAATTACAACAAATATTGGATTGAATGGATACATTCATTATTTTAATCAACATAAAAAAAAAGACGATTTGTCAGATTCTTTTTTGCAAGGTATCTGGTTTATTAATAATAAAATAAAATAATTAATATTATACATAAATATGTCATTTAATAAATATGTTATTTAATATAATATGTTATTCGTATTACTTAAAAATAAATGTTCTATTTAATAAATAATATAATGGATGAATTGGAAATTGCAGACCTAGATTTTAATGAGAATGATTTTGGAAATACTCGGCATTTTAGTAAATCCGCTAATTTTGGAGGAGGTTTAGAATTGTTTATGAATGATAAAGTAGTAAATGATAATAAACCATCAAGAGATATTGAATTAGATGATTTAAATACTTTAGAAAATGAATTGAATGATTTAGTGGATGATGTCCCTTCTAGTAGTTCAAAGCCAAAATCCGATTTTTTTAATAAGCCAAGTGTCTCCTTTGAAGAGCCATCATCGAACAATGATTGGAAATGGAATGAACCTGATAAATTTAATAATAATAATATTCCTAACAATCCTGATTTAATAGGAACTGATAAAATGACAAAAGATGAAATACTTAGAGAGAAATTTAAATTTTTAAGAAAGCTTGAAGCATTAGAAAAAAAAGGAATTGAATTATCTAAAAAATATTCGATGGAATCATCGCTTCAAGAAATGCAGGGAGAATATGAAACAATCATGGACGAAAAATCCAAACAAAATTCAGTAAAATTTCAAGCAAATATGTTAATGTCTGTTATCAATGGTATAGAATTTTTAAATAGCAAATTTGACCCATTTGATATTAAAATTGATGGTTGGAGTGAACAAGTTCAGGAAAACATAAATGATTATGATGATATTTTTTCTGAATTATATGATAAATATAAGAGCAAAGCCTCGATGGCTCCAGAATTAAAATTGCTTTTTCAACTAGGTGGAAGTGCGATGATGGTTCATATGACAAATACGATGTTTAAATCAGCAATGCCTGGTATGGATGATATTTTACGTCAAAATCCCGATTTAATGCGTTCTTTTCAGACAGCTGCAGTTAATTCCATGTCGCAATCATCTCCAGGATTGTCTGGGTTTATGTCAAATGTAATGAACAGTGAAACTAAAGGACCAGGACCACCGGCACCAATGGCGACACAAGGTCCTAATTCAGCGCCGCCGCCACTTTATAGACCAGGAAATAATAATTTTGCAAGACCTGATTTAAATATGAGAGAAGATGGTATTAACCTTAGAGAGAATTCTCGTCCTGAAATGAAAGGTCCAACAGATATTTCTAACCTTCTCTCTGGGTTAAAAACAAAAACAATAAATATTCAAGAATCGTCTGCAAATGATGGTAGTACAATTAGCATAAGTGACCTTAAAGACTTGCAAAAAAGTGGGAATATGCCAAAGCGTAGTGGAAGAAGAAAAAAATCAGATAATAATACAGTTTCTTTAGATATTTAATTTATTTACAAGTATCCGATTTATAAGTATCCGATTTATAAGTATCCGATTAACAAGTATCCGATTTACAAGAGTATCCGATTTACAAGTATCCGATTTATAAGTATCCGATTTATAAGTATCCGATTAACAAGTATCCGATTTACAAGTATAAAATTATTAAAATCTTTTATTTCCAATCCAGATTTCAAAAGATATTTCTTCATGTCTTTTACAAGTAGTCATTATAATAATGGTTTATTTTTTATAAAAAATTGAATTTGAAAAACTAATTATTAATAAATCAATAATGGAAGAACCAACCATCATTTTAGCAAATGAAGAATATATGATGAAACAAAATTCATCAATAAAAATACAAAAATGGTTTAGAGGTTGCATGTTTAGACTAAATCATTTGCCTTTGATTATGTATAAAATTCAACAATATTTTAAATCAAAAGCAATTCAGTTCTCAACTCAAAATGAAGATGGTAGAATTAATAGTTGTATGGATGAAGATGTAGTTATTCAATTGCTTATTGAAAGGTTTGGTAATAAAATTAAAAAACCAAAAATTAGAATGTGGTATGATTTATTAGCGTATGATTATATGTATGGATGGATTCCAATCAATATAAAAACAACAACAACAAAAACAAGCGACAATACATGTAATTTAGCAATGTGTGTATATTCTTATACAGATGAAACACTTGATATTTACAGGGATAAGTCTTATGAAAATGGCAAGATGAGTGAAATACTTTTCAATAAATTAAAAAATAAAAAATATAATACCAATAACAAAAAGGATTATTATTTCGTAGTGTTAAATAAAACGGATGCGATTGATATAATTGTTAATAGTGTAAAAGGTTTGACAATATTAACCTCAAATATAAATAATTTACCGTTTCAAGTATGTTGGGATAAAAATAGGTTGTTTAAATATGAAAATATAAACAAAAAAATAAAACTATTTATTAATTGCTTACATAAACCTAAACCATCTTGGAAAGAAACTTTTATGTCAAACATAAGGACAATAAAATTATAAATATTCAGTTGGAATATAAGAATTGCATATTTGTCTATGACCTATTTTAAACCTTCCAGAAAACATAAAATTATCTTTAAATTTATCACTATTCATATACGATACTATATTGTTTAAATTGCATATTTTTTTTGGTTTAAGCATTATTAAACCACCTCCAAAATAATTTACATTACCTAAAAATGCTACATTTGGTTTTCTTGTTATATTATTAATGTAAATACAATCTTTACCAAGATTGGTATGTATTGTAGTAATATTTCTTGGTGCTCCCCATTCAAACCAATTTTGTTCATTAAATTTTCGTATTCTTCTTTCAATAAGTTCTTTTTTATATTGAAATAAATATTTATTGATTTTTTCATTTTCACAAGGGTAATTTTCAATATAAATATATTTATCAACCTTATTCTCACTATTTAATACTTCAATATTACCAAGTTCTTCATTTTTATAAACATCTTCTTTTCCGCTAACAAGACCAACATAAATATCAAAATAATCTTGAAACATAAAACTATTGCTATTTTCTTCTTCTCCGAAAGTAATTAATCCGTTGCTATTTGTAATGTAAAGTAATTTATTATTATACAACACTTTTTTTTCAATTAAACTATTTTTGCAGTATCTAAATACAATAACATCAATAGACGCATTTTCAAACATTTTTTCATTGTGAGGATGAAATATATGAGTAAATGTTCCATTTGTCATCATGATGTTTAATAATTTAGAAGCACTTGTTAATTTGAGAAAATCAGAAGGAACTATAAATATTAACTCACCATTATCATAAAGTAAATTATAACATTTTTCAGTAAAATCAATATACAAATTTCCCTTTGTAGTCCTAACATACGGCGGATTACCTATTATTGTTTTGTACGTTTTTGTAATCATTTGTTTCATAAAATCTCCATAAATAACTTTATCTTTTTGTATTTTATCTAATAATTTAATTGTTGTGTCTATTTCATACATGTCAAATGTTATGCTTGAATTTTTATCTGTAACAAATGTAATTAAATCCCCTCGTCCCATAGATGGTTCTAAAATATTAGATGGATTATTTATTATAAATTCAAATACTTTTTCCTTGAGTTCATTATGCGTTGTAAAATATTGTCCTAAATTATGTGTTGACGATATATTGGTTGTTGTCATTTTAATGTCTTCTAAATCATTTGAATTATTTAATTCAATTTTTTCTTTATTATTAATTTCATTAATAACCACAGTAATAATTTCTTTAAGTTTTGTTTCATTAATACAAGGTATTTTTTTACTAATATGTTTATTATAATGTCCTTTTTGATTAAATTGTTTACCGCATTTTTCGCAACTATAAATAACCATATTTAGTTATATACATAGTATACATATTTATTTAAATCATTTTTTTATTTATAAATATAGTTGAATTGTAATTTCGATGAAATAAGTGTAGTAAAAATACATTTCTTTAACTTATGACATTGACAATGATATAAATAATAAAATGAAGGCATTTATATTGCTTGATAATATCATTAGTAATAGTTTTAAAAATAGACTCTCAAGATATTTAAAAGATTTAGGATTATTAAAGAAACGATATAATGATGGATATTATAATTATTATGGAATAATTATAAACAACTTAATTTATCTTTAAGTAAATCTTTAAGTAAGGCAATACCTGCAGATGTCTTAGATGAACTAATGGCTGAAAGACTCAAAGAATCTAAATGCAATCTAATTCGTTTTTATCAAATTTATAATTATAATATATTAATTTATTAATGCAACCAAGACAAAAACGTATAAATTCAAATACTAATATATCCATGACGAATTGTCATAAAGGAGGGATTAAAATAAATAATGCCACGA